TCGGTCAAGCACAAGTCCGCCTTGACTCCCATGTTTTTTAGCGTGTCTAGTATATCGTCACCGCTTTTCGCTTGGTTTATGGATTCAATGAATTGATTGTATTGCTTTTGCTCTTCGCTTTCTTGAGGAGTTTGCTTATTCTCTTCTGGTTTGGTTTCCTTGTCTTTATCTGTCTCTATTCCGCTGCCGGATTCATAAGCTTCTTTCGTGATCTCCATAAACGTGTGCCGGCAATTGTAAAGCCTTTCATCTGCTGTCTCTGCTTCGAACTGCTCACGCTCGGAATCTGTGAAGTAGCGTTGGGCAAGTCCTTCCATGCAGGCAGGTCGGTTTAGATCATCTTCCGGGCCCACATATTCCCAAAATATCTCATCCTGATTTGCCTTGTCAACATTCGCATCCTCAACCGCCTGGATAAAATTTGCTCTGGCTGTGTTGACATAAGTCCACGCATATCTCTGAAGCGGTGCCTCTATTGATCCGGAGATCTGATCAGCTAAAACCATAGTATTAGTGCCGGTCAGAACGCCCTGCATAACAGCTCCCTGAACCGCCCGGACTGCGTTATCAGCTAAGGCATCGAATTGAAATAACTCAATCCGTCTCAGTGTGTCAAGCTGCTCTGTAAATCTCTGTGTGATCTGGATTGGCACGGCTCCGGTTGGTCTGAGCTTAGTATAGTCTCGAAGCAGATCGCTTTCCCGGTCCACAAACTCACGTGCCAAATCGCCATAGCCAGAGCGGTAAAGCAGGTCTTTCAAGCCTTCATAAGACTGAGCAACATAATTGTAGTTAGCATCACCAAAGGTAATGATCCTCCCTTCCTTCGTAAGGTTTTGCAGCATCAGCCGTTCCACCTGCTGAGAGTAGCGGCTCACTATCTGCTTTAATTGCGAATCAAATCCGCTTAGGCTTCGGTCGATAGCGGACGAGGTGTCCATTCTGCTCCGGTGCCCATTAGCGGATTAGTGTTGATTGATTCGCTGTCAATCCGTTTCGCAACCTCAAGAGCTTCCTCTCTGCTGAGATCTGGATTGTCTTCCATGATGATGTCAATTCTGCTGATAGTCTTGTTTGCCAGTTTCAGGCTTCTCACCTGCTCCACTTCAATCGGGTTCGTGTCGAAAACCACTTGACCAAACTCCAGCATAATGATAGAATCCGCCGGAAATTGGACAGATGAGGAGTTGAATGTATAGCAATCCATGATATTATGGACAAGTTGTCTGATCGGTTCACGATAAAATTCTTTTTTTAGTTCGTTATCGTCAAGGATATCCTGCTTGCTAAGCCTAAGCTGATAACCGGAATTGACTGCACTGTTGTCCCTTGTAAAGCTCTCTGCTGACAGTCCCGCTGCCTTCGCTGCGTTTATGCCCTTGTTTTGGATAATGTTTGACACAGCCTCAAGTTTTGCGTCTGGTGTGATGTAATAGGCAGCCGGTGGCGTTCCTGAGTTCGGATCAGGCTGGAGATTCAGCACACGGGTAACACCAAGCTGGAGCGGGTCTTTTTCGTTCCTGCCAAGTGTTACCATAGTAGAAAATGACTGATAATCCAAAGCAAGGTCAAGATTGGTCTCGCGAAGGTTCAGGTTGACATTGGCTTCAACCACCGGATAGCCCCGGTCAAGCCAAAAGCTGTTTATCTCCGGCTCTGCGGTGAACCAAACAATGGGAATCCGCTTGTAGGGGTTCGGAATCTGTGAGTTCTTAACCTGGGAAAACGAGCCATCACCGTTGACAGTCACTTTCTCGTAAATCTCTGCGTTCCAGTGGGCATAGACATTGACCGGCTCTGCTATGTGAGTATTGTTTAGCAATCCCACTTGATAGAATACGTCTGTTGCCTTGGTTGGGTCATGCTCATCCTGAATCACAAAACAGGTGTCCGGTGTGATAATGTCCACAACCACCCGTTTGTCAACCGGATGCCAATGAACGGCAGCCCCCACTTTGCCGGTCAACTCAGACATCCGGTCAAGAGCTATCAGCTTTTTCCAGAGTTCTGAGCCGTCAATCACTTCATTGAATAGGTTTTGCAAAGGCTCGGATTCTGTGTCAATAGTGATCTTGGCAGGTCGTTTGAATAGGATGGAGCGGTCGTTTATGATCTGCTCGGTCAAGCGTTTGCAGTTTATGTAATTGACTATCTCAGAAGCGGTCTTGGGATATATCCGCCTGATCACCTCAGACATATAGTCGAACTGCTGATTGTTGTAAAAATCTATGGCAATAGCAGCCTGCACCCTGCGGTCAAGGTCTGCCTGTCGTTTAGCCTTCGTCTTGAGTGATTCGATCAAATTGAACTCCCCATCGGTCTGGTTTCATAATAGTTTATAGTGCTGACTATGTTTGCCAAAGCATCAGATATGTGTGTAAGCTTCGTTCCATTTGGCTTATCCAGGTGTCCCGTGTTGTCAACCGTGACCTGCTCAAGGTCTTTAATCAGATTGGCACAGCTTGGGTCAATTTCAATCCTGCCTTTATCAAACCAGTTATTGACAGCGTTTATCTTTTGCCGTTGCGTGAGCTTGTTGTTGAACTTTAGCTCGTAACCGGCTGCAATCAATATCTCGTGATCTGATCTGTCTGCACTTGTCTCTCTGTGGTTTCCGGTCGGATCTGGATAGCCTATAATCTGCCTGCCTTTGAAATCGTCTCTCTGATACTCTGCAAGCTCACGAGTCCGGCAGTTGTTAAGATAGTATTCACGGAACACTTTCAGCTTGCCATTGCCATAGTTAGCAACCACAGAGCAAAGCGGGTTGATGTTGAAATCTATCCCGGTGTGCGGGACTGAGCCATCATCTGATACCGGCTTCACGTCTCTATCCCGGTTGAACATGTAATAAGCAGCCATATTGTTAAGATTGACAAACTCACCTTCGAGGTATTGCTTTGCAAGCAGTGAATCGTATTGGCTCACCAGGTTGTCAATATAGTCAGGAGGCAGGAAATGATTATCCCGTGTCTTGGCTCTTACCATTCTGAATGCCGGATTATCTGAGTTGCGTTCCTGCCATAGCTCGTATGTATATTTGAAACCTTCCGGTGTGGTCACTGCTCCCAATGTCCCGTTCGCAACCATCCTGATACGAGCCAGAAGCTCAGTCCAGACAGCTTTCTGATCCTGCACAGATCTGATCTTGTCAAACTCGTCAATGATTATATCGGATACGGTTTTGCCTGTCAATGAAGCCGGATTGTCAGCAGACCGGAGCATAGAAACAAAGCCAATGCCATTAAGCCAGATAGTGTAATTGTGAGTTGACTTGTGATAGTGGTGTTTGATTTTGAAACTATCAAAGAATGCGTCAAGCTCCGGCACAAGCACGTCACGGATAAGCTGATAGGTAGGCTCTACGATCATCAGCTTGCACTTGAACTTCTGGTGTTTTGCTCTCCAATCTATCAGGTACAGCCATCTGAGCCCGATAGCGTGTGTCTTGCCACAGCCGAAGCCACCGAGTAAGAGATTATGCTTGCAGTCGGTGGGTGGGATGAAAGCCCAGTCGTGCTGATGGATTAGGGTATTTAGTCTATCAACTATCATAGTTACAATACACTAAAAAGTCAACGTTATTTCCCATGTCAATCAAAGCCTGTCTATGAATTTTAAGAGTATCTCCAGAATTATACACATCATCTAAAAGTAAAATTGACTTGCCAGATATGTGTTTTTTTATGGCCACGGGCTCTTCAGAGGCAGGATGATGAAATCCGTTATACTGCTTGACTTTTGCTTGCTCAAAGATTATCTCATGAGGAATGCCTGTCTTTTGCGAAACTATATCAGCAATCATATAAACAGCATAAGCATTTGTATCCCTGTTTTTTGATGGTCTTGGCATGGTTATTATATCATAGTAGTTGTTTATTGCACCAATAAAAGCATCTGCTATCATAGTTATGGTGTGCATACTGGCAATGGGCTTTCTCTTCATTTCCCACAAATCTTCAATATCTATGTTTTTTTTTCTTGACAATATATCTGAATGGGATATTATGTCTCAAGGAGACAAAGATGGATTTAGCAATAATAGGACAACGAGAGTTAACAGAGGAGCAGGTTTCGGGTGTTATACTCGAATCGCTGTCAAGGCTTATGCCTTCAAAGGTTATATCTGGAGGTGCAAAGGGTGTTGATTCAATCGCTATATCTATATCAAGAAAGCTCGGAATTGAAACAGTAGAGTTTTTACCCGTTTTCAAATCAAAAGCTCGCTATGATGTGATTAATGGCTATTATGAGAGGAATAAAAAGATAGTCGATGCCTGTGATCTGCTTATTGCCATTGTAGGGAGCAGAAAAAGCGGTGGCTCTTTTTACACAATTAACTATGCTAAAAAGATCGGGAAAGAAGTAATCATTTATCAAGTTTAGATTTTCCCCAATTGTCAATCAGTTCAAACTCAGAATCTTCTTCAAGCACGGGAGTGTCCATCTGTCCCAGGTATTGCTTACCGAGCCAAATGCACATAGTAGGGTTAGTCTCAGCGTGTTTGAATTGCAGTCTGCGTAAGCTCATTTTGCCTTGCTGTTGCCCTCTTTTGAATGCTTCTTGAAACTCTGAATGGTTAGAAAGCGTTCCCAGCGGCACTTCTAAAATTGCAGAGCACTCTGTCAATGTGCATTGAATCCTGCCCAGCTTTTCTGCAAGATCAAGGTCAATCTGTGTTTTCGGTCTGCCTGTTTTTTTCTTCTCAGCACCCATGCATCAGCTCTCTCAGTTTGTTTTTTGCTCTATAAAGCAATGTGTCAACTGTCTTTACCGGTATCTGCATATCATCAGCTATTTCGTTATAGCTCATCTTTTTCCAGTAGTGTAGATAAATTGCAACAGCTTGGCGATCCGGTAGCTCTGATAATGCTTTGTGAAGTTCGGAGTGATCTTGACAGTCTGTATCTATCTGTGGAAACTCTTCAACAGATTGCTCTTTTTTGTTTGCTTTTGACCGG